GCGCAGACGGGACGCCTCAGCTTCCCAAGCCGCCCGCTCTTTCTGGACCCCCGCGTCATAGCGCGAGTTGCCCCACGCCCAGACCGCAAGCAGCACGGCGACGGCGGCTAGGGCTGGCCAGAAGCGAATCAACAGGCTCACGCCTTGTCCTCCCACAGAAACAGCGCGACGAAGATGGGGACAGCCAACGCGCGCAGGGTATCGGCAATGTCGCCCCGATCCGGTGGCAGCACGAACGACCACGCGATGCAGCCGGCGGCCAGGCAGATGCCTACGAGGGTGCTGTGCTCGCCCATTCGAGCGCGAAGATATTTCATCATCCCGGTAGCCCCTTCAAACACAGTTTGCGTTCGTCCTGACGGCGGTTGGTCAGCCCACGAACGACCCGACCGCCTGCGCGGTTCCACATCAGGTAGGCGTCACAGCCTTCCTTGTAGCGACCCTGGTTGAACCGCCGAGCAGCCGTCGAGCGGCAGTAGCCGGCGATCCCGATGTTGTAGGACAGCAGCATGGCGCTGGCAAGCATCTCAGGCTTCTGGCTGGCGAGCGAGGGCGTGCAACGGAGCACTCCGGGGCCGAAGTCCTTCTGGAGCGTGCTGACGGCCATGTCGCGGCACTCGGCGGGCGTGTATTCCCGCATCTTCACGCGCGTTTCGCCGTAGCAGACGGTGGCGACGCCAACGATGTCGATGTAGGGCTTCGTCTCCAGCCCTTCCCACTTCTGGATATGGGGGAACGCGATCGCGCCTGCCACGGCGAGGATACCGGCGGCTCCCGCTGCATTTTGGCGCTTGTTCGTCATTTCCGGCTCTCCAGTTCAATCAGCAGTTCGAGGTAGTGCTTGGCCTTCTCTAGATCCGCAACGCCGCCTTTGGCCCGCCAGCGGGTGACATACTTGACGACATTGCCTTCGCAGAACCCAAGCCCGTTGGCGTGGATAAACTCGACCGGCTGGATGGCCTGCGACTTGTAGTGGTCGCCGTTGACTTGGTTCTCCAGCGCGCTCACACCTCACTCCTCGCAAACTCAAGTTCCCACTCGACCCGTTGCCGCTTCGGCGCGAACAGCCGGCGGATATTGGCTGTCTCGCGCTCGATCATAGCGTTTTCGGCCTCGTCGAGCAACCGCAGCGCCTCCTCGGCTTTCTCAAGGCGCGTCACAGGCCCAACCTCCGGCGCTTGAAGGTAAGGAACTCGGCGGCTTCCTGAACATCGTCAAAGGCGCGAACCTTCGGCGCCATACCGAGCCGGGGCGTGACGATCGTGACCACCGAGCGGCCATCACGCTGTTCGGTAAACTGCCCCTTGAGCGCGTAGTCGTCGCTGTCCTTGTAGCCACGAGCGCGGATCATGCAGGCTCGCCGGCCACCGGGAAGCTCCACGTCGCCCATGGCGAAGGTGTGGATGTGGAACGCTGCGTAGATGTCGGCTTGCTCGTCCATCATGGCGGCGCGCTTGAGGCCGTGCAGTTCGTTGTAGATGGACGACCCCTTGAAGTTGTGGCGCGCCCAGGCGGTCGTGATGCCGCCGCATGGCGAGACGATTTTCAGCTTGGCGTCCCAATCCCGCATCAGCACGCGGTTCGTGTTCATGCCCTCGAAAATGCGCTTGCCGTAGTTCCATGTGTCATGGTTGCCGAGCAGCCAGATAAGCCAGTTGACACCAAGGTCTTTCAGCGCCCACTCGACGAGTTCCCACCCTTCCGAGACGGTGGCGGATTGCTCGCCATACAGGCGCTCCAGCTTGCCGACCCAATTGTTGATGCTGTCGCCGCCATTGGCGCCATACATCCCCTCTGTGGTCGCCACGGTGCGAGCATCGCGCTCGAACGCGGTGAGGTCGCAGAACGGGTCGTCGAGGTGGGGATCGCCGAACCAGCAGATGCCATAGGGGCCGTCGATCGGCACCCGGACGGTCTGCCAGGCTTGCGCGCGAGCGTGGGCGATACGGAGAGCGTTGCGCTGCTTCATGGTCGCCAGCCGCTCCTCGAAGGGGATATCGGCCGGCGGCAGTTCGTCCACAGTGACGGCGTGCTGGGGGAAGTGGTTGGCTTCCTGACGCTGCGCGGCCTTCAAACGGCTCTTGAGCGTTTCGGGCGGGATACCGAGCGCGCGGGCTGCGGCTGCGGCGTTTTGGTTTGCTGCCTCATAGGCTGCCAAGGTCGCGGCCATTTCGGCCGGGTCAACAGGTTTCGCCGCCATAAAATCTCCTCTTTATTGTTGCTGGGATCGGCTTATTTCATCACGCCCAAGCGCGCGCAAGCCGCGGCGCGAGCGGGTTCCTCCGTGGCGCACAGGATGTCCTCAAGACGATCCATGCGACGGGGCAGCGTAGCCAGTTCGCGCGATTCCACGGCCGTCTCGACGGCTGCTACGCGCGAGTGAAGGCTCTGATACGCCACGGCGCCGAGAGCCACGAATGAGACGATGGCCCAAATGTCCTTGACCGAGAATCGGGGTGTTTCGTCATTCAACATCTCGCTCACTCCCCCTTGACCAAGCCGCGCGAACCAACCGCAGCAGGAAGTGAACCAGTGCCGCCCAGGCTGCCACCAGCAAACTTGCGCTTTCCCGATCCATAAATCGCTCCTCCCGCCAATACGGCGATTTGAAGCCATCCCCCTCCGGAGAGCATATTGAGATACAGACTTGTGGCTGGCCCTGACCCGACCAACGCATACGCAAGATGGACTGTGATTTGCACGATGTAAATGCACCCGATGACGGCTTGTGGACGCGACGCCGGGTGCGACAAAACGACGTAGGCCGCGATGGCGTCGGCAATGGCGAAGGCCATCCACGGGTCGGTTCGACCGACCGCGGCGACCGCCACCATGCACGCGAGCCAGTTTGCCGCGAGAGCGAGCGCAGTCCGTTGCAGCGCCATGCTGGCGCTCAGCGTAAGAAGTGACGCTACAAGAAGGGCCGCTGCAAAGGACGCGCTCTCTATCACGACGGAAGTTCCTTTGGTGTGCCGCCGCTGAAAACAACAGGACCGTCTTGCAGCGCCAAATGGGGCTGTAATTCGTTCCAGATTTTCTCCAGCTTACGGTGTGCTTTCGCAAGCGCGACCAACTGCTTACGGTTGCCGGACAGTTTGGCTTCGGTTTCGCGCAATGTCAACCGCTCAAATACTGCGGTGGCGATTTCGAGGTCTGTCATGTTTTATACCTTACGTTGCAGGATTCGCGCCAAGGGAGGCAGGGTTCGGCTTTGACTTGAACGACCGGCTTCTTCACGGGCTTGTCGAAGGCCACGAGAGCCAGCACGAGCAGGCCAATGCTGGCGACCCACAGCAAGACGAGGGCGTTCGTTATGGTGGTCATTGGGGCGCCCCGGCTGTCACCGCGTTTTCTGGCGGGCGGTTGTTGTCCTTGTCGATGTCGCTCGCCACCTTGAAGAAGGCGTTGCGAAGAACCTGGGTCACACGGCTGTTCGAGATGTTGCGCTTTTCGAGCAACTGCATGGTGCGTTCAAACTGCGCCGGGTTGAACAGGTTCTCCGCCAGCTTCAACGCTGGCCCACGACCGAGGCCCAATTCTCGCGCTGTTTCCGTGATCCAGTTTGAGACGATCGCCGCGCCGCCGCCTTGCTTGACGATGGTGGCCGCCTTAATCATCTGCGACGCGCTACCGATAACAGTAGGCACATCTTCGGCGGGCACGCCGGCCAGCGCCGCGAGGTTATCGACTGCGCGCTTCTGCGCCGTGACGTAGCGAATAAGGGCGTCGGCTTCCGCAGGCGCCAGGGCGGTGCGGATGTTGGCGGCGGCGTTGGTGTCGCCTTCCAACTTGGCGGCAAGGTCGTAAGCAGCTACGGCGTTGTCACCTGCTTTGGCGGCTACGGCATTGTAGGCTCCGGTGCGAGCGCCTCCTTGCCGCGCTAGGCGGTTTGTGTCTTTAGCTGGCAAACCGGGTATAGACTCAGTAACGACTCCTGGTTCGTATTTCGGGGCGGGGCCGAGGTCGATCTGCTCGTGCGGCCGAAAATATATTTTGACTGTGTGGGGCCGCGCTCCCGTTTTTAGACCGCCTTGATGGGTCATCCCCCCGTAACCGCGCGATTCAAGGTTTGCCGTCATGGCGCTAAACAACTCTTGGATTTCGTCTTTGCTCATGTCCCATCCGCTCGACGAAGTGCGGATTTCGTCCATTATTTGACGCAGATTAGCAGAGCCGCGGGACTGGGACACTTCCTCTATCGCGGACGCCACCATGTCGTCGTCAGCGATGCCCCCGAGGATATCGGTCCATTTTTCAGGGGGTAATTTCTGCTCCATGTCAAACATTTTCACGGGCTGGCGTTCTTTTACGCTATAAATGACCGCGTTGGGGTTTTTCCGCCCGTAGCCCGAAGCCACATCCAGCGCGTCAGTAGTGTAGAAAGTCTCAGCCCCGCCGTAGATATTGTTGGGGTTGTAGTAGCCTTCCGTTATCTGGTCGATAGGCCCTCGCGCGCCATGATATTGCTGGCCGGCTCCCCGCGTTTCTGGGGGCGGCACGTTTTTTTGACGGGTAAACCCAGCCAAAACTGCCCGATCTTCTGCCGAAATCCCCGATGGCGCTTGCAGTTCGGGACGGTTGCGCGCCGAGGTGAAGTCGGCACGGGAAGAAGTCAGGGCCTTTTCGCCGACTTTCTCGATGCCTTCGGCGCGCGTCATACGACGAGCGTAGTTGCGGACGGCGCGGGCGGCTTCGGGAATGTTTGTAGCCATGATGTCCTCGACCTGCTCGGCCAAGGTGCTGTAGGTCACGCCCATGTCGGTGCGGCTCTGCTTGCGCAGCGAACGGCGCAGAAGATCAAGGTCGCCCCCGCTGATCTGACCCATTTGAACGGCTGCTTCGATCCGCTGACGGTCATTGGCTTTGAGCGCGCCAAGGGCGCCGGGTTCCGAAATGACTGCTTCGGACAGGAACACCTGTTCAGTCGGGGCCAGTGTGACCGGCACTTCCCGAAACTTGGCGAACTCGATGTCGCCACGGCGTTCGGCGTTGTCGAACATATCCTGCGCGGCCTTGACGCGCGGCTGAGTGCGTTCAAGGATGCCTGCCTGCAAATCCTTCGCGGCGGCTTCCGCAGCGTCAGCGGCGGCGTAGCGTGTTTCGTTGGCGCCGGCCAGTGTGCCGCGCAACCGCTCGATCCGGGGGCCGACGACATCAGCGACGGTCGGCGCGCGGCCAGTGGCACGACGGAAGTTTTCGGCTTCGGCCCGCATCATCGACGGGCTGAGGCCGAGCGCGTCCAAAGCCGACGTGGCCGAACCCTGGTCGGTGAAGTTGTTTTTGAGGTAACGGAACGCTGACCCCGCAACCGGCAAAGCCGCGCCAAGAGCCGCGCCGGACAGCACATCAGCCGGAAGGCGGTCGGCGGCTTCGGTCGTATCCTGGGCCGCGCCAACGCCTGCAAGACCGCTCATAGCAGCGCCAACGCCCGCACCGCGTGCCACTCGTCCGGTCATCCCCAACAGCTTCGGGGCTTCGAGAACCTTACCCATTGGCAGGAAGGCCGACGCGACGGTGCCGACGCCGGTTCCAACTCCTTGCTCATTCGGGTTGGTTTGCGCGTCAATGGCGCGCTGCGAGCGTTCTGCCCGCACCAAGTCCTCATAGGACTGGTCGCCCACTAGAGATTTCAGCGCAGCGGTGGCCTCGTCGCCGAAGTTGAACGTAGCTGCGTCAAGGCCACTACGAAGCGCCGCGCCCCACGGGTCGCCTTTGGTGACATCGAGGACTTCGACCGGCGTACCAGAGCCGCTGCGGACGTTTTCGACGACCTGTTCGAGTTCCGGGCCAATGGTGCGGATAACCGTGCCGGTCGGGTCGTTGGGGTCGCGGACAGTCGTGGCCCAATCGCGGATTTCCTGCGCGCTCTGGCCCGCCCGAACGCGCTTGGCGACTTCGAGGTCAAAGTCACGCGGTGCGAGTTTGACGATCGCTGGAGCGGCGTCCGGGCTGTCCAGAGTAAAGCCCGGCGGCGGGGGAGGCACCGCCGCTGCTTCTGGAGTTGCATCAAGGGTAAAGCCGGGAGGCGGCGGGGGGATGTCCGCCATTACTTCACCGGCACCCAAGCGGAGCCGTTCCACTGAACCTTCTGGCCGTTCGGGCCGGTAGCGGTGGGGCCTGCGGTTTTCGGCGCGGCTACGAGGGCTTTCTGCGCCAAGCGCCGAATCTGCGCCAAAGCCGCTTGGCGTTCCGACACCGGCAGGCTGGGGTTAG